TCAACAGTAGCTGCTTCCCACATGGGGTAGAAGTGTAATCCAATTGCGTTGGAGGATGGTACTACAGCACCAGAGATGATGTTGTTACCATATAAGAATGAACCTGCGACAGGTTCTCTGATTCCGTCGATATCGACAGGAGGTGCAGCGATGAATGCTACGATGAAACAAGCAGCAGCAGCAAGTAGGCAAGGGATCATTAGAACACCAAACCAACCTACGTAGATGCGGTTGTTAGTTGAGGTTACCCAACCACAAAACTCGTCCCATCCTGAAAGCAAACCACCACGCTTACGTGAAATAGTTGTCATTTAAGAATGCGGGTATATGAGGGGGTAAAAGAAAGACGTGATTTATACTCCCTATAGGTCTTGGTTTAGGGGGAGTAGGAGATAACACAAAAGTCACTCCGTATTATTTATAGTAACAAAAATTTACAAACTTGTCAAGCATGTCTGCTATCTTGATGTGACACTCTCTATTAGGGTGATGTGTGGTTGGATTCACTAGATTTTTTTTACGTAAAAATTTTATCCTATCATCATCTAGTTCCCATTGTGATAAATGATATCCGATCATGCTTGGTTTATGACCCATATCAATACACAAATTACTCATCAAATCTCTTGATTTTTCGTGTGACATAATCATATTAGGACTATCGTAAGTGTAATTGTGGTGATTGAAAGTATCGAACCAATAATTTTTTACCCCAATCATCTTAAAATAATTATCCCAATGTTGAATTTGAGTAGATAATCTTTTTACCTCCACGTCATGATCATAATAATCCGTTGTCCACTTTAAGTTTTGTTTTTCATTAAGATGATAAGTTGTATATTTTTTCTTTTTATTAATCCACACTTCCATCCTTGCTGTAGAGGTGATGCCCCATAGGACTATGACATTATTATATTTTTTATAGTCATCTGTATTGAAATACTCTTCCGCAAATCTAAATTGTCTTTGATTTGATGAACCACCCTTCGCATAATTTATATTTACATAATCATGTCTCCTTGATAGTATAGTTCTAAAACAATACTCTTCAGTTAAGTCTTTGAAATGCTGCTGTCTCAATGATTCCCTCATCTCATCATCAGACATCTCAGTGTACTTCAAGATGTTTGGATCGTACCAACAAAATTTACCTTTAGTCCAACTACATCCGAAGGTGATTAGTGCATTCATAATCTATGTTTTTGGTAGATTGGGATTGAGAACATTTTTTATCACGTAATCTCTGAACGACCAACCCCAGTCCCAGACATGCATCTCATATAATTCTGGTGGTAAATTATCTAGACCAAGTGATCTCTTCAATCTTCTGACCCAAAAAGAATTATTTTTATTTGAATCTTTATTGAAAGGAACTCTATTCTCTTTTACAATTTTTACCTTATCTTGAATAGAGTATTTACCATGAGTAGTTTTAATGGTGGTGGGATCGTACCACCAATCACCTTTGTTCAACCAACACTTTGTGTCTGGATCTTTTATTTCATGCCAATCCACCTGATATATGTGATGCTCATCTTGTATCCCTGTTATAGGTCTTATTGTTTTGAACAAGTCATAACACTCTCGCAATACGTCATCGTAAGTATTATTTGTGGTGAAACTACCTGCTTGAGGATGCCTTTTGTTTCTAGCAATCTTTGATTTTGGTGACGTAAGATCAAGACCTATAGTCTCCCAATTATGTATCCTACTCCAGTTTAATTTTGTCAATTGTCTAGCACAATCAAATGATATCTGATCTCGATTAGACCCTATCTTACTATACTTCCACCATAGATCATGAAACTCTGCCATCTCATCATCTATCTGCCTCCATATACATGTTAAAACTGGTGAGCAATATTGTTTAAAATCATAGTCAACTTTACTTAGAGCATCGACAAGTTCAAGCATCTGTTCCTTGCTATTATAGTTGGCACCAAAACCCTCCATAATTTCATTATGAAAAGTAAATCTGTGAGGATGCAACATGTGCGTCAGAGGAACCTCTTTCAATATAGCTTTAGACAAGTCAACCCATTCTTTTGTATGAACATAACATCCATCTAACCATACTGTTTTAGATCCATATGGAAATAATTTGTGTGGACATATTTTTGCATAAGAAGATAACCTTCTAGGGTCACCGTCTATTTCATCGTATACAAATTTAGGTATAGGTCTGAACTCCCAAGGTCCTTTTTTCTCTACGTTACCATCTGTATAACAAACATACTTTACCTCAGGATCGTAATACATGTCATCAGGTATGGTATCATACCAATTTGTTATACTGGTATAAATTATTATTTGATCCTTCTCTGGGTTATCCCACTCAATAGCATAAGAATATACACCTGCGTCACCATAAAAGGGTTCGCCAGTAATACGATCTGTGCCTGTCCTAAAATATTCTTTCCAATCATATAAACCTGTAAGTTCTGTGAGTAAATCTGTGAACTCAATTATGTCTACATCCTCTTCATGATATACATAATCACCTGTCCTATTATCCCACCACTCACCGTCAGGACTCGCATCAGAAAATTGATTTATTAGGTCTCTCGATGGTTCAGTTTCATATTCTATACCACTTAATTGCAATGCCACAGAGCAAGCTAATTGATCCCTTACACCACCTCTGTTATACCACTTCCACCATAACTTATCAAAGTCTTTTGTATTACCATTTCTCCATATAATAGTGCATAAGGGAGAGAAATATTTTTCAAAATCAAATGGTGTCTCTGATATCTCTGTAGTAAATTTAAGAATGTCATCAGGATCTACCCATCCTTTAGAGATATACTCAGCACACTCCTCAAGATAAGAGTGTTTATGAGGATGACTCATTATGAAAAATTTTTTACGAGATAATATATCTTCACTTATCTCTTTGAATTTATCATTTAGAAGATGAACTTTTGATGCGTCTATGTATACACTTGGTTCATCAAATGGGCATAGTATTTTTTGTTTCCTACTACTTCTAACTGGGTCACCTAAATCCTCTACATCTGTTATTACTTTTACCCATGATGGTGCCTGTAAATCTTCAATATAATTATTTGTGTTTATTGTATAGTAAATCATAATACACTGTGCTCTCTCATCAAGAAATCATGGTCATGATACGTTGTATATAGTTTGGGATGAAGACCTGTAATTTTTTTCATCTCCTTCAACAATTCATCTTTCCTATGGTATTGTTGTAGGTCACCTCTCTGTGGATGTTTCCCCCTTCTACCTACCTTATTATAATATCCAAGAGGCACACCTGATTCTTCCCTATTTTCTATTACTGACGGAAGTAATCCTGATTCTTTGAGTGCCATGTCGTATGCAATTTGATCTCGATTACATCCTACAAGCGACCACTTGTACCATGATTCATTAAATAATTTTACATTTGGTGTCAAAGTTCTCCACACTATAGTACCAAGCGGACTACAATATGATTTGAAATTGTATCCAGAATCTTTTAGTTCTTGTGTAAGAGTTATGGCATCGTCAAAAGAAAAGAATGCACATAAAAACCCCTCCAGTATCTCATCATAATATGTAAATCTTGATGGGTGTCTAAGCATTGTAAATGGAAAACACCTTCTACTTTTTTCTATAAAATTTGATGTGTGTTGGTAACAAGCATCAACCCATACTGTATGTGATCCTTCTGGAAAAAATATATGTGGATTTGCTTTGGGATAAAATGATAATCTTCTTGGACAATCTATATCTAAATCTAATTTTATATACTCCCATGGTTCAATGGTAGTGTCAATTGAACCATCATGAAAACAAACATACCTGACATCAGGATGATAATATTCTGATACTAGATTATCATATCCATTTGTGATACAGGTGTACACAATTATATCTTTTGGATCAACATTATAATTCATGTTGAATGATCTTTTTGTGATGGGAAATATCTTACGCATGTCTCGTACGATATCTGTTGATGGTGTATGTAATTTGTATGATTCTTTGTAAGATTTCATCCTACTACTTTTGTTCATGTCAATGACAAGATCAACTCTATGTGCTTTTGTGACCAAAAACTCAGCGATAGAACTAGAAACTTGATCTCTGTTTACACCTTCATCATACCACTGTCTCCACACTTTGCACCACTCTATAATTTTTGATGTCAATCTTCTCCATACAACACAATTTATTGTTTGATCATAAAATTTAAGTGGAAAATTGATTGACTTGATACGTTTACACATGTCAATAATTTCATCACTGGTAGAGAATCCATGGTAATATAACTTCTCAAACTCCTCAACCAAAGTTCTCCTGTCAGGGTGTCTTTGTAATATAAAATCATGTTTTTCTAGAAGTGTTTTTGAATACTCAATAAGTTCATTTGATATACTATACGATGCGTCAATCCACACAGTTGAAGCACCTGATTCAAAATATAAATGTGGGCAATGTTTAGGATGATAAGATTTTCTTACTGGACACTTCTCATCTATGTCTATCTTTCTATACTCCCACCCCTCTGTATCTGGTTGATCACCATCATAAAAACAAATAAATTTTACATTAGATTTAGGGGGTGGTGCTAACTTATCATATCCATTTGTTATTGCGGTGTAAAATATCATCCATTTAATTCATCTTTAGGTTGTATTTTACCCATCTTCTCACCTAAAATTCTGTTTGTAACTTGACCTGGTTCACGAGAGAACCATCCTGTTGCTATGTATTTTGATACGTCACCTGTGAGAAATGATCCTCTGTGCACATGAGTATAAGCAGCAGGCCACAATACTACAGTGCCTTTCTTAGGTTGAAAAGATATCTCTTGATGGAAAAAATCAGTTGCACCACCACACTCCATAGGTACATCGTTGAGGTAAATCATCCATGTCAATACCCTATCTCTGTATAAGAAACTACCATTTTCACAATGCCATACGTGATACCCCCCTCCAGAATTTGTCTTCTGTACTTTACATGTCCAAGATGATACTGGATCTGATGAGTCTAACAACCCTTTCCATTTCTTCGCATAAATTTCAAATGCTCCTCCTACTGCCTGATTGACTTCCATTGCAAGAGAAGGGTCACAAATTTCAAGATATAATTGTTGATCTTTTCTACCAAAGTCACCATATTTATCGAACTGTTTGCTACCATCACCCTTGGGTGAGAGTTTGAGTTCTTTACCTGCTACCTCTG